TTAAAATCTCTAACCATATAGCCACGTTGCTATTAATATACAAAGACGTTATACTCTGTCTGTACACTTCGTTTACTAAGTTCTGCTGGGACTGACTAGGATTCACATTAAATCCGCCCCCATCCCCCCAAGCAAAATATTTTAAATTAATGGGAGTTCCATGAGCCAAACTCTCTAAAACCAAGTTCTGTCCTACAGTAGTAAGTATTGGATTATAAATAGTAACCATAAAATATCCTCTATTTGTAAATATTATTTATACTTTAAGTATAAAAGTTATTTATACTTAATAATTCCATTTGGATGTATCCCAATCTGAAACATCCCATATCATGAAGTCTATCCCAAAATACCACTTCTTCTCATCCCAGTTAAATACGTCCCATATAAGATATTCAGTGTCTGGATAAGCAGTATACATTAACGTACCTTGACTTGCTATCCCTATATAATAAGTAGACTTATCCAAAGCAAATTCTAAGGTAAGTTTATTTATGATAGGATAAATATAATTTCTGGCAAAATTAACTATCTTATCAACAACTTCAAAACCCCTAACTTTAGTAGGACTAAAAGATACTAAATCCAAGGAAACAGTATGAGGTTCCCCCGCTGGAGTTTGTTCGTACCAATCTGACAATTCAAAATCTATATCTAAAAGTTTTAGGGCAAATTCAAAACCTTTCCTACTCCCCTTATTAATATGTATGAAGTTTATAAAAGATAAGAATGTTCTTACAGATTCTTCCTCTAGGTAAAGAGTATCAATTATGTACCCATAACCAAACTCATTCACCAAAGAATACACATCTTCTAATGGTATATCTTTCAAACTCTTATATTTACTTTTAACAGAATAAAATCTTTGGGCTAGCTTATCAGAATATGGATAATCAACACTAAGAAGCCAATCCACAGAATCTGCGAATTGTTGCATAGTTTCTTCTTCTCTTCTATTTTCAGGTATCCATTTTCTTATTGAATGATTAAACATTTCTTTATAAAATCCACCCTCCCGAATTCCTATCTATAATATAAATAAAAAACCGTTGACTAATGGTTCAACGGTTAAAACCTTTATACATCCTCTACCCTTGGTAAAGGACTAGACTATAGCCACGTTAGTTTTTATCTTGATATATTCGTTCCAATTATATTGGAACAGTATATTATCCGTGTCATAGTACTTCCAAAGCATTCCTCCGTCTTTAGTAAGAGTATCTTCCATAACTAAATCTCCTCCTACATTACTTGTAGGTATTGGATTAGATACTTGTACTACAGTATTACCACTTGATATGATAGATGAAACAACGTTATAATATCCATCGTTACCGCTAGAACTTTGAACTCTTACTACATCGTTAGGTAAAAAATGAGATGTTTTATCTCCCGAAACAGTAAAAGTGTAGGGGCTAGAGTTATTAACTGCTATTATTGAATACCTATCCGTTGTTTTAAATAAAGGTATAGAACTATTAGAAGAATCCAAAAATCCTACACATTCATAAGAAAAGTTTCCAGATAACACGGAATTGCCTATTTGATAGTGGTGGTTAGCTTGCCAATTAGGGTCTCCCTCAACTTTAGTCTTACATACCCATATTATGTCATTATCCTCTGAGAAATCCCCTAGTGTAGTAGTAAACGTAGGAAGAGAAGAACCCGAATATTTAATTATATCTACAAGCTCAAACATAACATCTATGGATAAAGCATTTATTAAGGTACCTTGAACTAAATCTCCTAGCTTATAATATCTACTAGAATACCAAGTAGGAACCAACTTACCATATCTTTGTATACACTTCCAAATCATTCCGTTATCTATAATCAAATCTCCATCAACATAAGACCAAGCAGGTTCTGTAGCTCCTGACTGTTGTATAAAATCAGAAGCCATATACATTTTTCCATTATCGGGAGATAAAGTTACAAAATCTCCCAATCTGTATTTAGTACTATTATCTCTAACTGTAGTATTGACAGTTACTCTAGTTCTTTTTATATAAGAAAAATTATCCATATCATGTTCTAGTTGTTCTAAATCAAATTGAGTACTTAAAGATTTCTCATAAGCAGACATCAAGGAGTTCACATCACTCTCCACATCCGTTATGGCTATTACATTATTAAGATACTTTCTTAAATTAAAATTCAACTCTAATTTAAAATGCCTTGGGTCTGATATTCTAGGCATGGGAACTCCCATAGCTCTTCTTATGTCTAAAGAATTAAGAACACTAGACTTTTCATCATCTGTCATTATAGTATAATCATTTTTAATATAGGTAAGATTTACTATGGCAGGAGAAAAATCAGTACTGTTTGTATCAGCAAAGTTATATCCTAGGTTTCTAAATTCTTTTAAATAGTCATTTCTAGCTCTTATAAGTACTTGTGTCTCATGATATAGCGGTGCATTAACTCTTATACTGTCATTGCTCTCTGGAGATATATAAGGGAAAACACTGGTTACTGAGGTTATAGAACCAAAATCAAATTTAATATCAGATAAAGAATAAGTTACTGTAGCTAACTCTATATACTGGAGTGTTAATACATCAGAAGGAGAATATTTATAATTACCTTCTTGTATATATGAAACATCCACAGCCCCCAAAGGATTGGATAAGGCTACATACATATCATTAAATAAGTCTTTAAGATTACTACTAAGAGGGACTATAGTTCCATTTAACAATATTCTTATATAATCGCTTACATTTTCAGAAATAAATCTAAAAACTTTTAACTTATCAGTATCTACCATCAAGTCTTCTGTTTTTAAATTACCTATATAAACTTTAATAGTAGAAGCAACATTTTTATTTAACTGGGTTTTTTCTACTGTTACTATTTCTAAATTTTGGATAGTTCCCACTTGAGTATATTCTGGAATGAATCCAGTAGTGTTAGGTATTATATTTAATTCTATTATTTCATTCTTACCTCGTATCACAGAATATCCTAAATTCTGTGATATCCCTATTAAAGAAGTTCTATTCTGTGCATAAGTAATATAGTTCTCTCGTCTAGCTATAGTAACTAGATAAGATATAAACGAAGCAAAAGCAGATAATAGTCTTATTAATAATCTTCCTGTTGAAGATTCGTAGAAGTCTTTCCACTTCTGAGATTGTGCTTGACTATTATAATATTCAGTCAAACTATCAAATATTTGAGAAAAAGATAATGAATCTAATTTAATAACCATTTTATATATCTAACCCCTAACTGTTTCTATAACTGAAAATCTTTCAGTAAACCCTTTTATCTTAAAATAAATAAAAGCTTTATAAGCGTTATTATCTATATCTGTAACAACCTTAGACATGTTCATATCTAATAATACTCTATCATCCCAAAAAGTTATATTATTAACTATATCCTGAAAAAGTATTATAGCATTCGTATCATCTATGATATCAAAAAGATAATCGTCCCTTTCAAATCCAAAATCTGGAAGATATAATACTTCTGTCTTTCTAGTTTTTATTATACTACTAATACTCTGAATTACAGAATCTAGGTCTATAACTTCAGGTCTTTTATAAGAGTCATTAGTATTTATATCAGAGTATAACATTCATCTTCTCTTTCACTAAACTTCTACATATAATATAAATCTATAGAGGAGGCGAAGTTGTCCCACCTTGGGGGTCGCTATGCGTATGGCTTTTTCCAGATTTACCGCTAGATAGACAATCTGAGGCTACTACATTATTATTTACTACAACTCCTCCGCCTATATTTACATCTCCAGATATATTAGTTACAGGAGTTACAATGTTCAAAGCAACTGGGGCAATCATATCTACAGTCCCATTAGGATTCATTCTAACCACATTACCAGAAACTTGAAAAATATCTACTGTTGTGTCTTGATGTATCTTAATATAATTACCAGAAGGGTGTACAAAATCCCAAGTATTCTTTTGTTTGTTAATTCTAAAAGCACTTCCAGAAGGGTCTACAAATCCATAAGTGTGTGGATAATCTTCATCGAATGCGGTAGTTCTGGTTTCAGAAGAAGTAACCCCTCCTTTATAGTATCCAAAGTATGGGTCTGAGGTAGGATACTCTACAGTTACTTTCGTTCCTATATCGGGTACAGAAAACATTCCAGAGTTAGGACTGTTACCCAAAAAAGAAGAAGGTCTCTGATGAATCCAAGGTAAGTCTCCGTCGGGTATAAATTCAGTATCCCCCACATTCCCATGTATCTGGGGAACTCTTATTGTTACGGAACCTAATTTTTCTGGGTCGTTATTATCTACTACAGTTCCTTCATAAGAAGAAGGCTTCCTATTTTTATCTTTAAGCCATACTAAAGGTTTAGCTAACATTATATAACCTCCAATAATACTTTATTAGAAAATTTTATGTTACTTCTATATATAATGTATTCATAATATCTTCCGTTTATTTTAATATCTTTATAATTAACTTTGAAACTTTTAGGGTCTATAACTTCCTCTTCTGGTAAATATACTTTATAATCTTCTCCATCCACCCTAATATTTCCCAATTCCATATAGGATGGATAAGCTACATAAATATATCCTTTAGGAACAAATATCTTATGAGTGTATCTTCTAATACTTTCATCGCTATAAAGTTGTTTTAGTTCATCTTCGTTTATATTTATATCATTATAAGAACCCCAGAATCTTCTAAATACTGCGGAGTCTTGTTGATTTATAATAGCTTCTTCTTTAATATAATTTAGTGTTTCTACGAGTACAGCATTTAAATCATCATTCCCCGTCTGTATGGTATCCGTCAATTTATCTTGTACATACCATCCGAAAGAGCTGGCTGTGTAGTCAGTAGCCTTTAATGAAGTAGCTCCTATATTAGGTATGACTAAATAGCCTTTATTAATAAAACTATCATAGTTTCCAGAGTTTAATTCAGTCATAATGGAACTATCTTCTTCTAAGTATACCGTTTCCCCTTTTCCTGACAAATAATTAAAAGTAGCTGTAAGTACGTCAAATACTAAACTGGTTGTATTAGAACTTAAAACATGCTCTAATTTAACCCAGATACCTGTATCGTCGAATCCAAATAAGGTAGAAGTAAGGTCTTCTAATTCTTGAGCAAGTAGTCTTATGTCTGGTAAGTTTAGCTTCAAGTTCTTTCCAGATAAAAGATTTTTTATAGTATTCTTTATTTCGTTTAATTTAGCAATAGCTTTGGTATAATCGCTATCTTCTTGTATTTCTAAAGCCACAGTATTAGTCTCCCTAGCGTAGTCAATTAACTCATTGAAAGATTCTCTCGTAAGAACTAAATGAGTTTCAAAATTTTTATTCTCTCCTATAGTTCTAACTATTTTACCTATCAAGTATTTTCCAGAATAAGTACCCTCAGTTACATTTAAGTTACTTTCAGAACCTTCTAAATATTCTACTACATCTAAAACATGTAAGTCTTCTATGTATTTTCCTATAAATGATACCGTAAGTCTGGCAGTGGACAGACTTATCAAACTTGAAATATTGTGTAAATAATTATCCCAATATCCAGAGAAAACATTACTGTTGGAAAAATAGTCGTAACCATCTTTCCTATCTACATCAAATGAATCCAAGTCATGAGTCATAGCCATTATAGATTTTTGAACAAACTTTATTTCTTTAAATCCACCTTTTACCATATCATAAACCCTATTCACTTTTCCCTGAACCATACCGTTCACGGTGCCAGCATCATTTACTATTTCTGGTTTACCATTTATTTTTATATCGTTAGAATTGGTAGCGGGTCTGTTACTTAATCTATATTTTGGTTTACCCTTAACTTGAGTAGTGGAGTTAAATAATCTGAAAACTCCATTCTTAGTTATTGTTACTAAAGGTAAGGAACTTTCAGGCAATCCCAACCTATACCACATATCCGTTACAAAAGATAGATAACTAGACCTACAGCATAACCATTTTTGTAAACCTGAATCTTCTCCTGATATGTTAGTCTCAAAAGTAAAAAATTTAGAAACTGTACTTTTAATAGCTTGAAATCCAGAAACCACTCCTCCAGATTCTGAAGTTACCGATTCGGTATGACTGCCCTTCATATATCCCAGAGCATCATAAAATCCAGATATTACTACGTAAAATTTATTTTGACCTAGGTTCTGTAAGTCCTTCTTAGTTATTCTAAGAGGTATTGATACTTTATCCTCGTCTGAACTTCCTATAGTAACTCTTACCACATTATTTTCTATAAGATAGTTTCTTAGTTCTGGTTCAGAAAATCTAAATTTTAAATCAAAACTAGGTAGAACATTACCAGCCTGTTCTATCAAAGTGAATTCTACAAGGTCTCGAGATTCCAGAAAATCCTTGTAACTTCCTACTTCTATGTCGAATATATATTGTCCCTCTATTTTTATCATTTAATTATCCTTGGAGACTTTTTAAACTAAAATACAAAGATTCTAAATCAGAAACACTGAAATAATTTAATAACCTTCCAGTTTTTAATTCTGATAAATCTAAAATATTATTATATAACATAATAAGATGAGTATATGTAACGGTATCGTATATCTTATAGGATATTAAATCTGGTCTTTCTTCTTCTACAGTTATGGTGAAAACTCCTTTCACAGAAAGATTCTTAAAGTTTTCTAAGAAATAGGAATCAAGTACATCGAAGTTATCCTCTTCCCACGGAAGAAGTTTTCCTAAGTCATACCTCTCTTTACTTATATATTCAGGATTAACATAAAACATTATTGTATCTCCATATTAGGTGTTTGTAAAAACATTCCTTGCATTTCATCGTAGTATGGAAGTCTTGTAGGAGTTAGAGTTACTGTTATCTTAACCCAGTATGGTTGTCCCTCTGGAGTTAGGGTAGTAGAATATTCTGGTCTAAATCCTTTTATTAATAAATTCATAGCTCTAAACCACTGACCTATAGTTAGTATAACAGTACCTTTCATAGGTTTTCTATTAGTACCTATATTATTACCGTATTGAGCTAGATTAACAGGTTGATATCCCCAGTGGTATTTAACAGCTACAGGTACTCCTAGCATTGGAGAATTCTCTGGATAGATAGCTTGATACAATCTATTAGCTATTTCTACTGGTTTTATAGTGCTATTAGTAGCAATTATGTAAAAGCTCAAGTTGAATACTGGAATACTAGCTCCAGTGTATTGTTGAGTAGTATCCAAGTGGTTTAATATCTGAATATCACTACCTAATCTAGCTAACCATTGATTAGCTTTGGTAGAATATTCTCTACCAAATAATTGGTCTGACCAGTTACCCTCGTTCTGAAAATCGAAAGGACCTTCAAGATAACCGACTATAACATTTCCTTGGTCTGGTTCTCCCCCAGTTACTTTAGGTAGTATTAATTTAACTTTTAGCCTATCGTCATTTATAACTCTATCAAAAATATTCATTACACTATGTCTCCGTAATCTATTTGATGATTCAATAGGTCATTATCCGATTTTAATTTCCTATCGGATTTTTCCATATTAGGTGTTGGTACAGGTATCATCTGTCCTTGATTACTAGCTACTTGATTTCCTCCTCCTTGGGTAGATGAAGGTGTACTAGGCATAGGAGATACTTCAGGGGAGATATTTTTTCCGCTAGATGTATTATTTATATTTTTTGCATCATCTAACATAGCATTAGATGCCGAAAGACTCGTGGGAGTATTAGAAAATTGAGTATTAGTTCCTACCTCAGCCATATCTTGTTTTAGAGTATCTCCCAAATAAGATAACATAGTAACTGTATCCCTATTCATACCCTTTAATCTATATGTTACTTTAGTATCACTACCCATATTCTGCAATGAAGAAGCTACTTGATTATATCCCCCTACAGCATACTTATCAAAAATATTTTTATATTTATCCAGTCCTGAATCGGCTACTTTTTGAGGCACATTTTTTAAAGAAGTTAATTTATCGTAATCTTTTACCGCTTTAACAGGGTCTATCACATTTCCTTTAGAATCTCTTACTTTTCTATGTAATACTGATTGCCCTTGTCCCACACCTCTAACTCTTCCAGTTGTACCAGTTGTGCCTAGGGTGGAAGAGGAAGAAACTATATCCCCCATCTTCACATTTTGTTTGTTGAGATGAGCTACAGATTCTACAGTTCCTTTAGGATTTTTTATTTTAACATAGTTACCAGAAAGATTATCACTTCCTACCGCTATAACTTTACCTCCGCCTAATGCCGATTTTACTGGTGTATTTAAAGGTTGTGATGTGTCCAAAGCTCCGTGTTTTATGGGTTTTCCATTTTTATCATAGCCTCTAATACTATTAAAAGTATCGGAGATAACACCGCCTTTAGGAATTAGATTTTTCAAACCGTCAGATACTCCCTGCGATACTCCCTTAGTAAAATCTTTTACTTGGTCAAAACCTTTTTTAACTGACTGTCCCATAGGACTGTTTCCTTTGTAGTCAGAAGCGTTCTTTACCGCTAAACCTCCTCCTACTACTAAGGCTCCCCCAGCTAAGTAGGGCAACAGAGGTGTTAGGGCTTCCGCTGCTGCTGCTAATTTTGGCAGGTCTGTTACTGGGTTAAAATTCTTTACTATGTCCCCTACCCCCTTACCCATCATATCAGCAGAAGAAAATACAGCGGGACTAGCTCCACTTAAGAAAGGATTATCAGCCATACCTAAAGCCATAGTTTTACCCGTCATCACAGTAGCAAAATCCGCTAACTCGGCAGCTGTTTTTTTAGCTTCTCTTGCTAAGTGAGAGACAGCTCCTCCCTCATCCTTACCCTTACCGTTCTTACCTCCAGTTCCTCCTTGGTCTACTTGGTCTTCCAAATATCCCTCTATCTTATCATTACTTCTTTGGTTATCCGTAAGTAGCTTAACTACCTCCTCTAAAGATACGTTAGCTTCCTTAAGGTCGGTATCTAATTTTTTATAAGGTGCAAAAGTAGCAGTCTTAAATTCTTTCTCATTTTCTGCGTAATATTCTAAATTTTTATCTAACTCCATTAGTATGTTTACTATTTTCTCATCATTAACTTTTCCCGACTTTAGAGTATTATCTAATAATCCCTTAAGTTCTTTACTTAAAGCTAAATCTTCATCAGAATATTCTCTCAGAAAACTAAACAAATCTAATTTAAAATCGTTACTGACTTTCTCATCCTTAACCATTTTTTTAAAATTAGTTAATATATCTTTTATAGGTACTCCTATTTGCTCTTGACTATCTGCTAAAGCATCTTTCATAGTTTGTACAAATTTAGCTAGTTCTTTCTTCTCGTCCAGTTGTAGCCTCTGTCCAGAAACATACCTATCCATAGTCTTTTTAAAGTTACCGTCTATCTTAGTCATAAGGTCTATTAACTTTAAAAATCCTTTATCGTCGTTAAGACTTTCTTCTCTTCCCTTCTTACTAGAAACTTTGTCTTTATTATAAGAATTTTCTAACAGTTTATAATAAAGAACCATCTGTTTTATAAGTTTATCTAGTTTATCGTTAGTGGCTTTCTCCCTCTGTTCCATGCCAGAAAACATCTTCGACATAGAAGATGTTAAATCCAAAAATGGATTATTCTTTATTGGTTCTTTTGGGTCATTAATTGCCATAGCTACCTATTTCTTTTTTCTTTTACTAACGATTCCCACATGTATATTATTTCTGGATATGGAATATTCATGATATCTACGATGTCTGCTATATCATTTCTAGCCAAATGATATTTCATTTCTAATATCATATTCCTGTCCACGAAAGGGTCTGGTTATTTCTGCCTCCGCATAATTCGCAGGATTAACTAAATACTCAAACTCACATTCAGAACATTTGAAAGGTAGTTTAGATAATCCGTGATAAAGTAACTTGTTAATGTATTCTACTTTTTCTATGTCATCCCCTACTAAACTAAAAATTAAATTGTAAGCTTCTCCGAAAGGAAGATTTTCTACATGTTTTGCAAAGACATGTATTACATCTTTAACTTTATCTAGTTTAAGTATGTCTAAATAATCTCTAATAGTTAAAAACTTAAAATGAACTTCTGTATCCCTTATCTTTATTTTTATAGGCATCTTTGGTATCTCAGTATCCTCAAAATCCATATCTTTAAGTTCTATGGTTCTTGAGTTCTTCAAATCACAGTTAGGACAAAATGCTTGCATCAAAAATAAAGGAGTTCCCAGACTAGCTATCTTTCTCAACCATCCTATATATACAACATCATAGAAGGTTAAATCCATTTTATCCATACCAGTAGTTCTAACACCCGCTAATAAGTATTCATACAACTGTACAGCATCCATGTTAGAGTTATTTATCTTCTGTAAATCTCCAAGAGTATACGGATTATAATAAATCCTAGTAGCCTCTGGGTAAGATAATTTCTTAGAAGGCAGATTCTTAATCTCCACTTCTGGTAAAAATTTGTTTTCCATCCAACAACCTCTCCCTAATTTGTATATCCAACAACTGAAAAATTAATTGATATCTCCCTAGCAGAAGAATCCCTAGAAGACATCTCTATTTTAATATCTCCTGTAGGAATCACTTCATAGTTTGTAGTAAAAACTATATCCCTCTCAAAATTTAATTTATATATCGTAAGTACTCTAGTAGAATCTTCTAAATAATTAGTAACAGCTCCATCATGTATCTCCAACAACCAAGACCTTAAAGACCTTTCTATGATACAATCCTCTGTATCATACATAGTTACATTTATTTCTGGCATAGCTTGTTGAACTGGTATTTTAAATCCTGTCCTATTCGGTAAAGGTATATCCTGAGTAACTATTGAAGTAAGACTCTCATTAACACTACTAGCAGGTATAATAAAATTGTCTAAAGGACTCTCTAATCCTCCTTGAAGCCTGACCATAAATAAATATTTAGCTCCCCAAGTTATATCAAATACAGTAGTTAAATCATCTCTCGAAGAATTCTCTGTAATATTTAACTTAAATAACTTATTTATGTTTTTTATCTTATCAGATAAGCCTCCCAAAGAAGCCATCTGCCCCAAGCTATTTTTAGCTTTATCTATTCCATCTTTAGCTACGGCATTTACAGCTTGGTCTGCTCTCCCTCCTAAATTAAGTTTAGGAACATACTTATTATCCATAATTAAATCCTACCTCATTCCTATTTATAATATAAATTATTGAGGGGTAGGATTTAAAAATTTAAACTCGGTAAATAGCTAAGATACGTTCTATTGATGGGTCGCTTTTAGCTAAAGCACTCGCTTCATTAACACAAGTAGCGTAAACGAATTTCTTAGATTGAGCAAAACCTTTTATTTTACAATCTATTCTATATTGATAGTAGTTACTTCCGTAAACATTGTTGCTAACAGTTTCTTCTTTGCTTTCTGTAGGATAAGAAGTTACTGGGGGAGTATTAAACATAACCCAAACTACAAAAGCTATAAAAGCTAATACTAAAATAATAACTGGATTAATCATCATAACTATCAAAGAACCTATAACTAAGGTACCTATCAGGATATTAGAAACAAAATTGTCTTCTTTGGTTTGGTATCTTTCTATGTCTAACATAATGTAGTCCTCTGTCTTAACCTTATGTAGTTAGTATAATATAAAAGAGGGTTGTTGTCAACCCTCTTTAAACGTATTATGAATTTTTATAACGAATTATACTTTCTGACCGTCTGCTAGAAAATAATCGAACCTCAACGTAATTTCTGGATTAATAGTAGCATTAGAATCTCCAGCAGGACTGCCTATTGTATGGGATTGCATCCAACAATTTTTAAGAGTGTATTCAAATATTTTAGCATTCTCACTAGCTAAAGGTCTAAGTACTATGGTAGGACAAACATACTCAGGTTTTCTTTTTTGAGTACCTGCACCTGGTTTCCAAAGTAGCTCTCCCCAATCTCTAATAAATCTTTCAATAATACCATTATCACTTTCTACGAATGTTAAAGTGATTGGGTCATAAGTTCTTAATCCAGCTTGGTATACTTTATGTCCATGAATACCTACTTCAATTTCTTCGTTAGAAAATTTAGGGTACTCTGAAGAAAGAGCACGAGCGTTTAAAGAATCGCTGTTGTAATTTCCTGCGTTAGCTATTGCTGATGGAAGAGTAGGTATGATAACCTCCCATCTATACAAAACAGCAAAGTCTTGATTGTTTATAATTTGAATTATGTCTGGTCTAGTCATCAAAAAGACTCCTATCTATATTATCCTAATAAATTCTGAGCTAAGTTTAAATCGAATCCAGTTCTTGTAATAACAACTGACAGAGTAATAAATTCTGCTGTCTTAGTTGGCTGTACAAACAACCACACATTCATTATATTGTTATCTATGTCAACTGGAGTGTTGTTTGTTTCATCACAAACAACTTTATAATCATAGACACCTTTTCTGGATTTTATGTTATCCATATAAGATTCCATACCAGTCCTTATTAACAATCTTGTAAAATCATCATTAAATTCAAATAGATAATCTTCTAAGAAAGCTGCTAAAGCTGGTTCTATAGTAATTAAAAGTAATCTTACATTTAATCTGTCTAATGCGGAAGGTCTAGCAGATAAAGTTTTCTGACCCCATATAGCTATGCCTTTTCCAACAGAAAATTTAATAGGGTTAATTCCTGAATCGTAAAGTAAATCCAATTCGCCCTCAGTAAATCTTCTTTTGGTATCTAGTACGTTAATCATACCTCTTTTAAAACCTGCTGGAGCAAACCATATTTCATAGTTAGAAGAAGTATCTGAAATAGCTGCTGCTGCATATCCGTCGGGTGCTACAAATATATCCCTATCATTGAATCTATCTCTTATTTTAACGTGAGGTGTATATAGAGCAGAGTAGGAGGAGTTAAGATTAAGAGTAGTTTTTCTATAAGCTACTATATCTGTCATATAACTACTTGAATCTTCAGTATAATATGGAGTAGATAAGATACCAACACAGTCCTTTCTACTTTGACATAGACTGTCTATGGCTTGTTGATATGCTATTGTAGCCCATCCACCATCCATTATTACCGTTAAAGGTATTTCTGCTTTATTGTTTAATGTGTTAAGAGCATTAATCATATTAGTATCGGTAACTGATAATCCATCTAATGCTCCCGCTAATGTTAAAAAGGTAGTTTGTTCTTTTATTGTTTCTGTACTAGCATGAGAAGTATTATCTATTGCTCTAATGTAACTGGAACCTAATAAAACGTCTTCTATGTAAATGTTTTTACCATATCCATCTTTAGCATTTACATCTCTTGAACAAGTAAACACTTCCAGTGCTTCCCCAGTAGATTGTTTATAAACTTGAATCTGGAACGCATCTGGTTCTTTTACAATATCT